GGCTTTCCCTCTCCCCGAGGGGCCCCTAGGGTGGGGATATGGTGTGTTCTATGACTCTGGTGAGGGAAGAGGCATAAGTCATGGCTGGTTATGACTCAAGGCACAGGGCGGCTCGGGCTGAGCTGCTTGCTGATCGTCCGGTTTGTGTTTGGTGCCGTGGCGCTGTCGCGACCGAAGCGGATCACGTGCCGCCGCTGGGTGCGTTTGCGCCGGGCGAGTGGGTCGGCCAGTACGTGCCGAGTTGTACGTCGTGCAACGCTTCTCGTGGCGGCCGGTTTCGGCATGAGCGGGCGAAGCCTAAACCTGTGACTTCTAGGAAATGGTGAGCGTGGGCCGGCATCGTCAAGCAGTCGAAACGTATTTGGAAACGGCCGAGTCGGATCCGGTGACAGTTGAGACTGTGCGCGGCCTAGCTGACCGTTGGGACGATATCGAGGCAGGCGCAGACGGTGCCGGCCAAATCCCGCAAATAGCCGCTGTTTTGCTGCAATCGTGCGAGAAACTCACGATTCCTCATGAGGATGCCCTAGCAGCGCTAGAAGATGCGTTAAAAGCCGTATGACGTGCCCGCCGGCGTTACACGCCACGCCTGCCAGCGATCTACCGTCTAAGGGCCACTATTTGAGCCAGGTAGCCCAGCTTATGGGCTTTGACCTGTTCGGCTGGCAGCGCCAAGTAGCTGACGTGGCGCTTGAGGTTGACGACGCCGGCCAGTACAAACGCCGCACAGTCGGTGTCAGCGTGGGCAGGCAGAACGGCAAAACGGCGCTGCTGTCGGCCCGTATCGGCCTCGAGCTGCTCGCCGGCGGTCACGTCGCCTATACCGCCCAGGACCGTGGCGGCGCACGCCTAAAGTTTCAAGAAACGGTCGAGATGCTGCGGCCCGGCCTCGGTAGCCGTTTCCAACAGCTACGCCTAGCGAACGGCTCCGAATGCCTAAACATGGTCAACGGCGGCAGCTTTCGGGTAGTGACTCCATCAAGGGAAGGCGCACGCGGCTTAACGCTTGATTTGGTTGTGATTGACGAAGCGCTAGCGCATCCGTTGGAGCTGGTGGGCGCTTTGGGGCCAACGATGGCAACGCGCCCGTCGTCGCAGCTTTGGCTTGCGTCTAACGCCGGCAACGAAAACAGCGAAATGCTGCGCCACTACCGCGACTTAGGCCGGGCAGGAGACTCGCCCTCGCTGGCGTGGTTTGAGTGGGCCGCCCAGGACGACGCCGACCCAGCCGACCCAGCCACGTGGCACGCCGCTATTCCAACGCTGGCCGAAACTCGAGGCGTCACACTCGCCGCCGTGCAAGATTTTCACAGCACCATGACAGAAAGCCTGTTTGACGCCGAAATATTGAACCGGTGGCCGTTGGAGGCCGGCAACTACGCCCTAGATCTCGCCATATTCAACCAGCTCGTAAACCATGACCTGCCGCACGGCGACAAGTTAGCTATCGGCGTAGACGTTTCACCAATGCGCGACTGGTCCACCATCGCGATAGCCAGCGAAACAGGCGACCGCTACCTAACCGAAATAGTTGACCACCGGCCCGGCGTCGGTTGGGTGCCGGCACGCCTAAACGAGCTAGCAAGCCGCTGGGGCGCAACGATCGTCGTAGACGCCGGCGCTGCCGCTGGGTCGCTGCTGCCGCACTTGCAACACCTAAACACGCTCGAAGTAGGCGCACGAGACTACTGCGCAAGCTGCGCCACAATGCACGACGCCATCGTTGACGGCCGCCTAGCGCATTTAGGCGACACAATTTTGACCGACGCGGTAGCGTCAGCGACTCGCCGCCGCTTAGGCGATAGGTGGGCGTGGAAGCGCACCAGCGACGAAAGCCCTATCACGCCGCTGGTGGCTGCTAGCCTTGCGCTATGGGGCGCGGTATCTGTAGCGCCAAAACCAACCCCGCAGGTATTTTAGATGCTTCACGCTGCCCTTCAGTCTGTCGGCATTGTGCTGGCGTTATTCGCTGTGCTTATGGCGTTCGGGACGTGGCCGGCACTGTTCGCCGTCGGGCTCGCCGTCACTATCATTTCGGCCGCTGTTGAAGCTGGTGAACGATGATAGGCGATTTGATTCGCCGCAACGTTGAAACCAGGGCAACAACGATTGAACTGCCGGCCCGCAGTATCACCGCCCAAAGCATTTTTGGGCCGATGAACGTAACCCGTGACACGCTGCTGTCAGACGTTGTCGCAAACCGGTGCGTTGCGCTCATTTCTGACCAACTTGGTTCGTTGCCGTTACACGCCGAACGCAACGGAGAAACGGTAGAAACGCCGCCGCTGCTGTCCGTTCCCGAGGTCGACCGCACACGCGCCGAGTTCATTGCAGCGCTAACCACGTCGCTGCTAATCAACGGCAACGCCTACGTGCTGGCAGGCAATCGCAACAGCCTCGGATTTGTCCAAACTGTCATGCTGCTCGACCCCGAGGCCGTGCAGGTTTCCGTAGTTGGCGGCCGGCCGCAATACCGCACAGCACGCGGCCTGTTAAACCCTGAGGACGTGCTACACGTCCGAAACTTTACGCTGCCCGGTTACGTGGTCGGAATGGGGCCGCTTGACTTTAACCGCCAAGCGATCGCGCAAAGCCTTGCCGCTGACCAGTACGCCGGGCAGGCGTTCACGACTGGCGCGCTGCCTGACGGCGTGCTGCACTCTGAGAACGAAATAACCAGCGACCAAGCCCAAGACTTGAAGGCGGCGTGGATTGCCGGCAACGGCGGCCGCCAGCGTGGCCCGGCCGTGCTGTCTGGCGGCGTCAAATATCAACCGCTCGAGTTCTCAAGCGTAGATATGGAACTGCTGGACAGCCGCCGCTTTAACGCTGAGCAGATGTGCACCCTGTTCGGTGTGCCGCCACACCTCGTTGGCGTGCCGTCGCAAGACTCAAAGACGTACAGCAACGTGCAGCAAGACTCTCAGTTTTTTGTGCGTTTCACGTTGCGGCCGCTGGCAATCAAAATTGAGGAATCGCTGTCGACGCTGCTGCCCCGAGGCCAGCGGGCAACGTTCAATTTTGACGCTGTGCTACGTGCCGACACCCGCACCCGATACGAAGCGCACGAGATCGCTTTGCGGGCCGGTTTTATGACTGTCGAAGAAATCCGAGCGTTGGAGGGGTTGACGTGACCGAAATAGAAACTAGAACCGTTGCGTTTGACGGAATCGAGACACGCACCGACGACGACGGATTTCGCCACCTGGTAGGCGTAGTGGTGCCGTGGGCTGGTGAGTATCGAATGCCTAACGGCCTGACCGAATCGTTTGAGCGGTCAGCGTTTACCAAAACGTTGCAGGAACGCGGCGACCGCATCCCGCTATACCAGCAGCACGAAAGCCGCAGCACGTTACCGGTGGGTAGCTCTGTGGCGTGGGAAAACACGCATGACGGCCTTGTGGCTGATTTCCGTATGGCCCGCACCGAACGCGCCGCCGAAGTGCTTAGCCTGGCAGATGACGGCATGGTGACGGGCCTGTCTGTCGGCTTTATCCCGGTTAGGTCACGAACTGAGACTCGAGGCAACAGTCAGCACGTTGTCAGGCTCGAGGCCCGCATGGATCACGTCGGGTTCGTCGCCGAACCGGCCTACGACGGTGCACGCGTGCTCGCTGTCCGACATTTCGACCCCGACGACGCCGAAATAGCGCCGAGGTTGTCGCGATGGCGTGGGGCATTCGCCTAGCTGCTGGCGTCGGCTGCTAATGTCGCCCTATAACCCACGTTGCGCCGCCTACTGCGCCGCCTGTTAGCTACGGGCACCCGGTGAGCACCCGACACTCCACCACTTAGAAAGGCGCACCCGTGCGTTTGCTTGACCAGCTCGTCACCGAACGAGCAGAACTTTCCGAAACTGTTGACGGCCTACTGACTCGCGCAGCTGACGAAGCCCGCGATTTGTCCGACACCGAAGATCGCAACCTGTCCGACCTTAAAGCCCGTGCCGATGCACTCGATGAGCGCATCACTGAGCTGCGGTCCGTGCAGGTCAGCAACCTTGAGGCCGCAGCGATGCGCGCCGAGGTCGCAGCGACCGACGAACCCGAAAGCCGTGCAGCCGCCGGCATTGTGCACGTCAAAGACGAACCGCTTACCTATTCCGAAACCCGCTCCGAAAGCTTCTTTTCGGATATGTACCATTCGCAGGTTTACGGCGACCTGGAGGCAACCGATCGGCTGCGTCGCCATCGCGAAGAAATGGCAATCGAGCAGCGCGACGGCACTTCAGCCAACTACGCCGGTCTTGTTGTCCCGCAGTACCTGACGCAGCTTGCCGCCGAGCTTGCCCGTGCCGGCCGGCCGTTCGCTGACCAGTGCACAGCGCTGCCCTTGCCATCCGATGGGCTTACGGTCAATATCTCGCGCGTTACAACGGGGTCCTCAGCCGCCCCGCAAGCTGCGGAAAACGACGCCGTGTCTGAGACCGACATTGACGACACGCTTTTGACCGTGGACGTTCGCACCATCGCCGCAGGTCAGCAGCTCAGCCGTCAGGCCATCGAGCGTGGCACCGGCGTGGACGCTCTCGTCGCGGCCGACATGATGGGCGCGATGGCGACCACCCTTGACAACCAGCTGATTAACGGCTCCGGTTCGTCTGGTCAGCTGCTCGGCTTGACAAACGTGTCAGGCGTTAATGCCGTGACCTACACCGACGCATCGCCCACCGCCGCCGAGCTTTACTCGAAGATTGTGGACGGCGTGCAGCAGGTCAATTCCAACCGCTACGCAGCGGCTGATCTGATATGTATGCACCCTCGCCGCCTCGCCTTCCTGCAGGCTGGCGTTGACGGCAGCAACCGCCCGCTGGTTGTTCCGACCCAGAACGTTCCGCAGAACGCGATGGGCATCGGGCCAGTGGCCGGCTACGGCAACACTGGCGCATCTATCGCTGGTCTGCCTGTCGTCACCGACGCGAACGTGGTCACCAACGCCGGCGCAGGCACCGATGAAGATGAGATTTACATCGTCCGCCGTGCTGACATGCTGCTGTTTGAGGACGCCGGTTCGCCGGCTCTCGTGCGGATGGATCAGACGGCCGGTCTTAATTTGGTCGTGACCATGGTCAGCTATCAGTACGCCTGTTTCATTGCGGGCCGCTACCCGGCGTCGATTTCGGTCATTTCCGGCACTGGCTTGGTTGCTCCGACCTTCTAAGGTCATTGCTCGCTGGGCGGGTCAGGTGCCAGTCCTTGACCCGCCCAGCACCCCCAACCCCTCGAGGTATCAAAATGTCAGAAGCTCTGTGGGCGAAGCAGTCGCCTAGCCGTGTCCACAAGCCCGCTGAGGCTGTTAAGGCGCAGCCCGTCAAGAAAGCCGCCAAGAAGGCCAAGAAAGCCTGAAAATGGCGTACACGACGCTTTCCGTGCTTAAAGATTATTTAGGCATTCCTAACGGCACCAGCTCCGAAGATACGCCGCTTACAGCAGCGATCAACGCAGCCCAGGATTTGGTAGACGGCTATACAAACACGACGTTTGAGACGGTGACCGAGGCCCGCGTGTACCGGGCCGATGATCCCGCCGTGCTGCTCGTTGACCAGTTCCACAGCTTGACCGGTTTGGTAGTCAAAACTGACTCGAGCAACGACGGCACCTATGACACGACGCTGACAGTGACAACCGATTACGTTGTGCAGCCGTTCAATGAACCGCCGTTCACGTCGCTGCTTAACGTGTCGGGCGACTGGCCACGCTACGACTCTGGCCGGCCTGCCGTCCAGGTCACAGCCGCTTACGGCGACCAAAACAGCGGCGCTGTGCCCTACGCCGTGCAACAGGCCGCACTAATCCTTGCAGCCCGCCTGTACCAGCGCAAAGCGTCGCCGCTCGGCATCATGACCGGCTTCGCAGACTACGGCATTGCACGCATCAGCAAACAAGACCCAGACGTAGCTGCGCTGCTCCAACAATACAAACAACTAGCGACGGCCTAATGGCTGATTACACAGCGATACGCGACGGCCTCGCAACCCGCCTCAGCACCGTTTCCACGTTTCTGACTGTGCACGCCACAGTACCAAACCGGATTGTCGCGCCGGCTGCTGTGGTCGTTCCTGGCCGGCCTGTCGCCACGTACCACGACAGCATGATCGGCAGCGGCGGCAGCCTCACCGTTTTTAACTTTGACATCGTTTGTGCCGTTCAATCTATGGCCGCCGAGTTTTCGCAAGATACGCTAGATGACCTGATTAGCGGCAGCGGCAGCGTGCCGGCAGCGATCGAGGCAGACCCGACGCTGGGCGGCGCAGCGACCACGTGCCAGGTTCGCCAAGCAGTCGATTACGGCGTGATAGCCTTTGCTGACACCGAGTTTATTGGTGCCCGTTTCAGCGTGGAGGCCTACGCCAGATGACCAGCTACACCGTCGCATCTCACAGGCTCGCCGGCTTTGAGCACGGCGACATTGTGACCGCCGACGATCTCGAGACGGGCGCAAACGTGCCCGCACTACTCGCCGCTGGCCATTTGGCCGAAGCGAAACCGAAAAACAGCCGCAAGGCCGACACCGAAAAGGAGGCCTAGCACATGGCCGTTTTTCTTTCTAATGACAACCAGGTCACCGTAGGCGGCGTGGATCTAACCGACCACGTAGTCAGCGTCTCC